AACGTGAAGAACTTCCTATCGAAGTTAACGAAACACTTATCGTCGAATTGTACTCCAAATAATACATACAGTTCTACAAATGCACAAAGCACAGTACTTATGCGTATAGGTACTGTGCTTTTTCTTTTAAAATTAGTTAAAATTTGTGTGCGTTGCTCAACCGTTGCACAACTTTTAACTAAATGATGATGGTATTTTATTTACTTCTTCGATGTACTGCTCAATCGTTTTATGTGTGTACACATCTGCAGTAATGTCTTTACTTTGTGTGTGGCCAACAATCGCTTTTAGAACGTAACGATCCATTCCATAATTACTGGCCAAGGTTACAAACGTATGTCTAGTATCGTGTGGTAAGTGGTCAGATATACCCACCTCTTTACAAAATCGTTTTATTGGCTTTCCTAGGTACTTTGAAGTGTACCCCTGAGGGATAAGTGTATCAGACTCAGAAACGCTCGCCTTGGCGTAAATTTCGCGATAAAAAGGCATAACACAGTCGGCAATAGGTATTAATCTATCCTTGCCGGCTTTTGTTTTTACACCACCAATGATATAGCGTTCCTCCAGGTGCACGTTTTCAAGCTTAACGGATAATAGCTCTATCGGGCGCATACCGGAATAGATATACATTAATAATAGCTTGGCTATATCCATGTGTGCGTGTTCCCATATGGTTTGAATTTCAGCCTCTGTAAATGGCTTATGTATGTCTGATTTCTCAGCCGGTTTTAACTCGAGGAGTGCTGCATAGTTCTTAACGATGATATCGTTCTTAATAGCAGACTCAAAGGCACCGTTCAAACCTTTTAATATAATAGCTATAGATGAACGACTTAAATGGCTATTTTCATCAATTATAGCCTGTAGGTGCACGAGTTTAATTTCTTGTATAGGTTTATTCCAAACCGATGTTAACTTCGCTTGTGCGGTCGAATATCCGCCTTTTTTGATGTCTATTCCTTTTCGCTCTTTATCGGCTATCATCCAACGCCAACATTCACTGAATAAGACTTTCTTTGTTTCAAACTTTTCAGGGTAGATACCATACTCTGATAAGGCGTCCCATGCTTCTTTTGATTTAGCATAATAGCCAATCGTCTTACGCTTACACTTGCCGGTCTCATCATAGCCAGTCGTTACAACTGCACGGTAAGGCTTGCGTAAAGGTTTATGTTTCATTTTATAAACGGATCCAGAACCGTTTGCTCTTTTCATAGCCATAACAACACATTCTCCCTAAACTAACGCCCCTATCTGATAACAGGATAGGGGCTTATTTTGTTACTATTTAATATTAATCTGCTTTTCTTGACCGCCAAGATAGTAGGTAACTGTTGGCTTTAACTCAGTCATCACTTTGGCCACACCTGGCTGTACAGGTGCGATAAAGATATGGTGATGGTAGAAGGAGTGAGGGAACATATCTAGTCGATAGCTAGGCGGAACATCCTTCACAATTAACCATTTAGCGTCTACAGATTTACCATTGTCTAAGGTAATCTTAGAGTCATAGCTACCTGTAGCAGATAGTATCGTCCAGTCCTCTAGTACTACTTGAGTGGTCGTATGTCCCATGACTACTTCGTCTTTAAACTCAATAGACGGAGAGGGGCGCAATAAGAAAATGGCAGATATACAAACAACAATAAGAATAAGAACTGTAATTGATACCCTTTTAGCGTTCATATCGCCCCTCCTTAAATGTTAGAATTGTTAATAATATAGCCTTGTAAGTCATTATAAATTTCGTTACGAGTCTTCTCGGTGACTATATTACAATCGCGTTCATATTTCGCTTTAAGTTCAAGCTCGCGTTTTACCTCGAGTAGGTGATTAAGAGAGTTCTTTAGAAAACCTAAAGCCAAAGTTTGGTTATCCTTCAAGTCTGAGTTCTCCATAGAACCAATGAATAATTTAATGCCCTCAATCTCATTGGTAAGGCTTCGGAGAATTCTGTCATATGTAGTATAATGAAGTTGATTATCTTTGTTCAACTGATCTAAAACTATATACATCCCTTCGAGGTAATCCGGGTGTTTTCTACCAACAAACTTAATCAAATTAAGAAGTTGTAGATACGGAACGTTAGTCGAATTAGAAGCGATAAATTCGTAAATCTCCTGGCGGAGCTTCAAAGATGCTTCGTGTCTAAGTTTTAAATTTTCATTATAGGACTCCATCATGGACCACTCTTTAGTTCGTTTGTCGTCAGTGAGACCTAGGATGTACTCTGGCGTAGTATTGAGCGCTTTAGCGATTACCTTTATAGTTTTGATAGGCAAGTTTTCTGCATCAGCGCTTTCATATCTGTAATATGTAGCACGAGAAATTCCGGCGCGTTTGGCCATTTCATCTACGGAGTAATTCTGTTCTTGGCGCAGAGCCTTAATGCGTTCACCTATAGTTAATGTATTCATGATTACACCTCTTATATTAATATCATTTTATGAGTTAATTATATAACAAAAGTATCAAAAATACAACACTGTGTTTTAAAAATAATTTAAATGTGGCATTTTTGTCTCAAAATGATTGACTTTGAGACTGAGCTGGATTATACTGTGTTTAGGAAGTGAATATTGATGCGCAAAGGAGGTGACCTGATGAATACCAAGAAGCTCAAAGCAGCAATTATTGAACGTGGGTACAACATCGGGCAGTTTGCGGAAATCATTGAGATGGATAGATCCAAACTCTACCGCAGACTTTCTCGGAATGGGGCCACGTTTACAATCGCCGAGGTATTAGCAATTAAAGCTAAACTCGACCTATCCCCAGCTGAAGTTGTAGATATTTTTTTTGCCCTAATTGTCTCAAAATCTATAATATGAGACGGTATTAATTTAGAAAGGTAATCACTATGAATGATTTACAGGTATTTAACAATGCGATGTTTGGTAATGTGCGAATTCTAATGCGTAATAACGAGCCTTGGTTCGTAGCAAAAGATGTATGCGACTGCCTAGAAATTAACAATTCAAGACAAGCATTAAGTCGATTAGACGCAGATGAAAAAAGTAGTGTCATTTTAAATGACGGAACCCCAGGCAACCCTGAGAAGTCAGTAGTAAATGAATATGGTTTGTATAGCTTAGTAATGTCAAGCCGAAAACCAGAGGCTAAAGAGTTTAGACGATGGATCACACATGAAGTGCTTCCAAGTATACGTATGCATGGGGCGTACATGACCAGCGATGTATTGAAACAGGCGATACAAAGTCCAGACTTCCTTATTCAATTAGCTTCTCAGCTTAAATCTGAACAAGACGCTCGTAGACATGCTGAGCTAACTATTGTACAGCAAGCCCCGAAAGTCTTATTCGCTGATGCAGTCGCAACTAGTCATACGAGTATTTTAATAGGTGATTTAGCAAAGTTACTAAAACAAAACGGTGTGGACACTGGACAGAAGCGATTGTTTGAACAACTACGTTCTGATGGGTATCTCATCAAAAGCGGCAATAGCAAGAACATGCCGACGCAGCGTTCCATGGAAATGGGCCTATTTGAGGTTAAAGAAAGTACACTGGTAAATTCAGATGGAAGTACTCGAATTACCAGAACAACAAAAGTAACCGGTAAAGGTCAAGTGTATTTTGTTAATAAATATGCCGGAAGAGGAGGTATCGTACTATGAAAACCAAATTTCCTGATATCGCGCCTGTAGTAGAGGCGTTAGACCGGTATATCATCAATACCTTAGATGATGGCTACCCAGAAGAGATTCAATGTGTGGCTGATTTAGTCAACGCTCGCATAGCGTTGGTGACGACACACCTTGCGCTAACGACTAAAGAAAAGGCGTTACCTGTTAGACAAAACGGGTTACCTCTATTCAGTAGACGATCTATAAACAAATAGCCCCCTCGGTACCGCAAATACCGAAGAGGCTCAATCAAAAAATAATTCGATTTAAGATGATTATACATCATTAAGGAGTATATGACCATGATTAAAAAAACTATTGCGGTTAGCCAAATGGCTACCGTACTTGGATGGACATTAACGGCGGTACGTGAATGTATCGCCAGGGATAAGTTCCCATTCGCGCAATGTTGGAATTGTCAAGGAAAGAAGGGTCGCACCTTCTCCATTGATAAGGAAGGCTTTCGGTTCTATCTCGCTAACACACTAGGATGGACGGCTAGCCGAATTGATAAAGAATTCAAAGAAGCTCACATTCATTAATCATACGAGGGTAAAAAAAAATGGACTTTAACTTCAAAGAATTTTTCGGAATTATCCTATTAATACTTGGTACTTTTATATCCGTTGGTACAGGACTGGCGTTCTGCGCATGGATATTAAAAACAGTTGTATAACGTGAGGGTGCAAGAATGATGTCTGTAATAAAAGTAATTGGTTTTATCCTAATCATCGGTGCTATGGGCTCCCTAGAACTTGACCGAGTGTCATTCGGAGGGTTCTTGATGCAAATCATGTTAGGTGGCTTGTTGATCATATCTGCTAGCCAACATGAATGCATTAAATATCTAAAGGAATGTTTGTATGGCACGCACTGAGCGTAACTACAGACTCCGCCAGGATGTGTTCTATGAGATATGGAACACTAAGGCCGATGAATATAAAACGCAGAAGTCCATACAAGACGCTGCGAAGCTGTCGAAATCTACCATGCGAAGATTACTACTCGGTAACAGAGTAGACTATAGCACTGCTAAATCCATAGCATCGATATTTCAAGTGCAAATCCCCGTTTTATTTGGTGAGGTGATTAGTTATGAACGTTGTTGATAGACCTTGGCCAACTATCCCTATGGCCAGATTAAAAAAGGGTTAACCATTAAAAAACTTATATACGATCATACGATTTATGGCTTTGTAACCTGGTGCCATGAATTTGGTATCAGTACAAGTATCAGTAAACTTAATCATGGTGATACCTGTAGCATGACCACTGCTAAACGAATAGCTAAAGGGCTGAATATCCCTTTTGACTCTATATTTGATGTAACATCTCGGAGGCAGCAGACCTGGGGCAATCGTTTTGGGTATAAGCTCAAAGTGAAAGAGTTTAAAGCACTGCTATCTAGACGTAAATTAACGGTGTGCCAGGCGGCCGAAAAGTGCGGAGTAACGGCCACTAGCATATACGACTATCTTAATGAAGAAAAGGTCGCAAGGTTTAAGACGGCGGTTCTTATTTCGGATGCTCTACGAGTTCCGATAGAGTCCATATTCCAAGCACAAGACTATTAACGGGCTATGATGCGCTACGGTTAGCGCGGAGCCCTTACTGAGGTGTTATTACAAGAAAGGAGGAATCCTATGGGAAGTTGTTCAAACTGCCCTAATCGTGACTACTGCATCCCGGATGAATGTACACGATTAGGAATGGCTCAGTCAGTACCGCAAATATCTGACGAGGCTCAATCAAAAAGTAATTCGGTTATTCGTATGAAAGGGTAGACAAATGTTAAAAATTTCGTTTGAAGCAAACACCGCTCATGACCTACATGAGCAAATTAAAACGTATCTTAGTGAGTTCCACGTTAGCGAACCTAAAACAATCCCTACAGTAGTTATTAATCCGGCAAACATTACTCCGGATCCAGTTCAAAACATAGCAGTAGAACCTGTAGTTACTGCACCGGTAGAACAGCCCTCCGTGCAACCGGAACCTACTGTATCCACCGTAGCTCCAACAGTTCCAATTACTGAGCCTACAACTCCAGTAACTCCGGCAGTTCCTGTAGCACCTGTTAAGGCGTACACCTTAGAAGAAATCCAGGTGGCAATGCAGCCTCTTATGGATGCCGGCAAGATAGACCAAATCATCACTCTATTACAACGATATGGCGTATCTAGTTTGCCAGAAATCACTAAGGACCGATACGGTGAACTCATTACTGACCTTAGAGCGTTAGGGGCGCGCCTCTAATGTGCGCCGCTCATGCGCTATTAAGCGCATCAAGCTCTCATAGATGGTTGCACTGTACCGGAGCGCCTAGATTAGAGGAGAAGTTCCCTGATACAACGTCGGTATACGCCAAAGAGGGTACACTTGCTCACGAACTATGTGAACTCAAATTAAAGAAATATACAACTGCTATGGCAAAAGCTACGTACACCAGGGCGTACAACAAAATCAAAAAACATGAGTTATGGCAAGGTGAAATGGATGAAACCACAGAAACCTACCTCGACTATGTAAAAGGTGTTATGTTGAGCTACCCTGTGGCTCCAGTTGTAGTTATCGAAAAACGAGTTGACTTTAGCGCCTATGTTCCAGAAGGGTTTGGCACTGCGGACTGTATCATCTTAGCCGGTGATACCCTCCATGTAATCGATTACAAACACGGTAAAGGTGTAGTAGTTGATGCGGACCACAACCCTCAGATGATGTTATACGCACTCGGTGCGATGCATGACTACAGTCTCTTGTATCAATTCAAAACGGTTAAGATGACGATCGTGCAACCTCGAGTCAACAACATCTCTGAGTTTGAAATGTCAACTGACGAGCTTCGTAAATGGGGCGAAGAAGTAGTTAAGGCTAAAGCCCAAGAAGCCTATGCCGAGGATGGACATCATTTTGAAGCCGGCTCCTGGTGTGGCTTCTGTAGAGCTAGAGCCCAATGTAAAACTCGATGTGAACATTACGATGCTATGTATGTTTACGCTACAGAACATCAAGACCCTCGATTAATTAACCTAGAGGATTTAGGTAAATTCCTAAAACACGGCCAAGATATCGAGGCTTGGGTCAAAGACCTAAAAGAGTTCGCACTATCCGAGTCATTGGCCGGTGCTGAGGTGCCAGGCTGGAAGGCAGTAGAGGGTAGAGGTTCTCGTGTATTCCAAGATGGCGAAGTGGCCATCCAAACATTAATCGATAAAGGCGTAGATGAGTCAATCTTATATGAGCGGAAAGTGCTTAGCTTGGCTCAAATAGAAAAAGCAATCGGTAAGAAAGAATTTAACGATATTGTAGGCGACCAAGTTGTTAAGAACCCAGGTAAACCTACTCTTGTAGTCGATACGGATAAGCGCCCTCGTATCACTAATACACCTAGTGCGGCGCAAGTATTTAATACCAATGGAGGTAACTAATTATGGCTTTCCAATGTAAATCTAATGAAGTTCTTTTACAAAACGTACGTTTATCTTTTGTTCATTTACTCGAACCTTACACTAACCCTAATCAAGTGGGCGAACCTAAATATAGCGCCATGATCCTTGTACCTAAATCTGATGTGGCACAAGTGCAAGCTATTCAACAAGCAATCGAAGCTACTATCGCAGATGCACGCGTTAAACATGGTGCAAAAGTACCGGCTCAACCTAAAACACCTATTCATGATGGCGACGGGTATACACCTGGTGGTAAAGAGTATGGGCCAGAATGTAAAGGTCATTACGTATTCAACGCTTCTCAATCCATGAAGTTCAAGCCTGAAGTAGTGGACTTACAAGGTAACCGATTAACGGAACCAGGCCAAGTATACTCTGGCATGTACGCCAATATCTTAGTTAACTTCTACTTCTACAATAACCAATCTGCCGGAATTTCCGCCGGATTAGGTCCTGTTCAAAAAGTACGTGATGGTGAACCACTTGGCGGGGGTCAACCGGCTTCTGCTGCATCCGTATTCGGTGCACCTCAAGGCAGTGCGGCAAATGTATTTGGCGGTGCTGATGCGGTGGCTCAACCGGTTAATCCATTAACTGGTCAGCCGCTATAATCGGTGGCCAGTATGCGCTACGACAGTAATAGACATTTAAGTATCGACATCGAAACGTACTCGTCAAACGATATTAGCGCAGGCGTTCACAAATACGTAGAGGCGGAGGATTTTGAAATCCTCCTCTTCGCATATTCTTATGATTTATATAAGAATGTCACGGTGGTGGATCTAGCACAAGGTGAACAAATACCCCCTCAAGTGTTATCAGATTTAGGTAATCCATATGTAACCAAACACGCATACAATGCTCAGTTTGAGATAACGTGCCTTAATAAGGCCGGCTATCGTACCGAAGCGTATCAATGGGAATGCACAATGATACACGGTGCGTACCTAGGGTATCCAATGGGCTTAGCTAAACTCGGCAATGCGCTAGGCTTGCCTCAAGATAAATTGAAAGATAAAGCCGGTGCTGCTTTAATAAGATATTTCAGTATTCCATGTAAACCTACTAAGTCGAATGGAGGTAGAACTAGAAATCTACCTCACCATGACCCGGATAAATGGAAAGCCTACGTTGAGTACAACAGACAAGACGTAGTGACTGAAATGGAGTGTTATCAACGTTTATGGTCATTCCCTGTTCCTAAAGAAGTATGGGATGATTGGCACCTAGACCTTGAAATTAATCAGCGGGGTGTACTTATCGATAATGACCTAGTACAAGGTGCCCTTGCTATCGATGAAGAGAATACTAATCTTTTAACTCAGCAAGCACAAGAGATAACACGACTTGATAATCCCAACTCCACTAGGAGCTTACTTAATTGGCTCAATGTGAATACCGGAGTTAATATGAGAGACCTTACTAAGGACTCCGTTGATCATACACTCAAAACAACAACTAACGAAGTGGCCAAACGGGTACTTACCTTACGTAAGAAACTGGCCAAATCCTCACTATCAAAGTACGTCAAGATGGAAGAGTCTATGGGCTCTGATTTTCGCCTCAGAGGAGTATTACAGTTCTATGGGGCTAACCGTACAGGGCGATGGGCCGGAAGGCTCATACAGGTGCAAAACTTGCCAAGAAACTACATTGAAACGCTCGATGTTGCACGTTCCCTCATTAAATCTCGCAACAGAGCCGGTATTGAAATCATGTATGGCGATGTAGCGGATACGCTCTCACAGTTAATCCGTACCGCTATTATTGCACCTACAGGTAAGACCTTATGTGTAGCTGACTTCTCGGCAATCGAGGCACGGGTTATCGCATGGTTAAGCGGCGAGCAGTGGCGCCAGGATGTATTCGCCAATGACGGGGATATCTACTGTGCGTCAGCCTCCTCAATGTTTGGAGTTCCCGTTGTTAAGCATGGTGAGAACGGTCACTTACGACAAAAGGGTAAAGTTGCAGAACTTGCCCTAGGGTATCAAGGCGGTGTTAATGCGCTTAAAGCTATGGGTGCGCTAGACATGGGTTTAACGGAGGAAGAACTTCCAAGTATCGTCAATTTATGGCGTGAGGCCTCTCCTCGTATTCGTGATTTATGGTACGCAGTTGAAAATGCGGCGGTGTATACCGTAACAACCGGTAACCCTATGGCTGTAGAACATGGAATTACATTCCGACTTGAACTAGATCCATTGTATGGATACCGATACTTAACCATAGAACTCCCAAGTGGTAGAAAGCTATTCTACCCGAGTCCGCATATCGAACAAAACCACTTCGGCAAGGACGCTGTACACTTCTACACTCAATACAATACAGCTTGGGTACAAGATAGTACTTATGGCGGTAAACTTGTCGAGAACATTACACAAGCGGTTGCGCGTGACTGCCTAGCGGTAACTCTAAGACGACTCAAGGATGCTGGATATGAAATCATCATGCACATCCACGATGAAGCAGTTATGGAGATACCTAACACTAACTCTAAAGAAGAACTAGATAAGGTTAACGCCTTATTCTCTGAACCCATTTCGTGGGCGCCAGGTTTACACCTATCGTCCGCCGGGTTCACCAATGATTATTATATGAAAGATTAATTCGGAGGTCGGTATGAATACTGACAGGAAGTTAATAATAAGCATAGGTCAGAGCCGAACCTCTAAACAGTGGACTCGTACAGAGACCATGTGGTCAGAGTTCATCAACCGATTAAGTCAACCTATTCGGACTCAAGAAACTGTGGCGGAATACCACCAACTATCTAAGTCGGAACAGGGTAAGCTTAAAGACATCGGTGGGTTCGTCGGTGGTAGCCTTAATGGTCTACAACGTAAGGCTATTAATGTTACCGGACGTGACCTTATTACACTCGATCTAGACTCCATTATGCCGGGTGAGACGGATAACGTAGTACGCACGGTAGATAGTCTCGGTATGGCGTATGTGATTTACAGCACTCGCTCACACACTGAGCATCGTCCACGTTTACGTGTTGTAATCCCTACTGACCGTACTATGACTCCAGATGAGTATGAACCAATCGCTCGTAAGATGGCGGAGCTCATCGGTATAGGTATGATGGATTCTACTACGTTTGAAGCCTCACGTTTGATGTATTGGCCAGGGTGTTCTTCGGACGCTCAATATGTGTTCCATTACGCAGATAAACAATTCTTATCGGCCGATGGAATGCTCGCACAATACACTGACTGGCGTGATGTATCAACGTGGCCACAAGTCCCTGGGTCTGAGGTATCGGTTAAAGTTAAACAGCTTTTAACTAAACAACAAGATCCATTAACGAAACACGGTATAGTCGGAGCATTCTGTCAGACATATGGTATCCGCGAAGCAATAGATAATTTCATCCCTCACGCATACACCTATGTAGATGGTACTAACGACCGACTAACGTACGCAGAAGGTACCACGGTAGGTGGTGCAGTCATCTATGATGATGACAAGTTCTTATATTCTCACCACAACACTGACCCGTGTGGCGGTCAACTGGTGAACGCGTTCGACCTGGTGCGGTTACATAAGTTTAGAGATTTAGATGAGACCGCCAAAGACGGAACGCCTGCACACAAGCTGCCTTCTTTCCTAGCTATGGCTAAATTTGCTCAGTCAGACGCTAATGTATTATTAGCACTACAACAAGACCGGGCGAGAGAGTCTGCGTCAAATGTATTCGCTGACCTTGTTACTGATGCGGATCGGGCGCAATTAACAGACCTTGATGCTAACGCATTAACAGATGTAAGTTGGATGGCCAACGCTAAATTAGCTTGTGACGAGAACGGTAAGCCTAAGAAAACACGGGATAATATCCTTAAAATCTTAGCGCATGACCCAGTTCTGTCGGGGCGTATCGCCTATGACAAGTTTGGAAGTCGCTATATGGCGATGGGGGCGTTGCCTTGGTCTCCTACAGAAAACGGTGTACGTATTTGGACTGACACGGATGATAGTGGTATCCAGTGGTACCTAGAACAACGGTACGATATTACAGGTAAGGATAAGGTCCTAGACAGCGTGTTATTGTGTGCTGAACAGAACTCATTTAACCCTGTTACTGAATATTTATCTCGGCTTATATGGGATGGTGTAGAACGTTTAGATAGTATCTTTATCGACTACCTAGGGGCTCAGGATAATGTCTACACGCGAGCAGTAGGACGTAAGTCCTTCGTAGCGGCAGTAGCTAGAGCATACAACCCTGGATGTAAATACGATACCATGCCTGTACTTATAGGCTCGCAAGGTATCGGGAAATCTTCCCTTATCCGCATCATGGGTAAGGACTGGTACGCAGATGGGCTTAATACCTTTGATGGTAAGGAAGCTGCTGAAAGTATTCAAGGTCTATGGCTAATAGAAGCCGGTGAAATGGCCGGATATTCTAAGGCGGAAGAGAATGCATCTAAGCAATTCTTATCACGCCAGGTAGACGTGTTTCGTAAATCCTATGGTAGACGTACACAAGAGTATCCTCGCCAATGTGTATTCTTTGGATCCACTAACCAACATGAATTCCTAAAAGATGCTACTGGTAATCGCCGGTTCTGGCCTGTTCAACTTGGTTTTAGTAAACCAAGTAAAAGTGTATTTGAAAATCTACCGGGTGAAGTTGACCAGTTGTGGGCGGAGGCAGTGCATAGGTATCGTCAAGGGGAGAGCCTCATCATAGAGGATAACCATGATGTATTGGAACTTGCAAATGCAGCACGTCAAAGCCACATGGAAGGCAATGCGAAAGCCGGTATTATCGAGGAATATCTTAAAAAGAAAGTTCCGACTAACTGGAATACGATGTCGCCTAGTGCACGTCAAATGTTCTTATCTACTTCGGCAATGCAACCAGAACAGGAACTTGTATACCGTGATCGGATATGCGCTGCAGAAGTTTGGGTAGAATGTTTTAACAAGGATATATCCTGGATGAAGAAGATTGATACCCGTGAAATTAACCAAATTTTAGATAATTTAACCTTCTTATTAAGGTATGATAAGGTTCAAAAATTCGGTCCTTATGGAGCACAAAGAGGGTTCAGAATCCAACCCGAAATGATGCAATAATACGGTAACATTCAGGTAACATTCCTTGCTATTCTCAATTAAGAATGTTACCCCAGAATGTTACTATGTTACCGAATGTTACCCGAATGTTACCAAGAATGTTACCGCCATAAACCCAGTAAATACCTATATTTATAGTACATATTATATATAAAAGTAACATTCTTTTATATACATAATAAAAATATATATATTTAAGGGCGTTTAAGGAGTTAATAAGGGTTAAATAGGGTATATATAGAGAACTTAAATTTAGAATGTTACTTTTGTTACCTCTCCTAATTGAGAGTGGCGAAAGGGGTGTCTCGAATGTTAGAAAAACAAATCGAATTTAAATTAGTTAGGGGAGTCAAAGACTTGGGCGGTAAGGCCTATAAATTTGTATCTCCTGGAAATATAGGCGTACCAGATCGGATTGTAATTTGGCCCGATGGAGTCATTCACTTCGTAGAGCTTAAGACTGTCCGAGGGCGTACGACTAAGTTACAAGATATTCAACGAAAAATGTTACTTGCCCTTAATCAGACTGTATTTACCCTTTACGGACCAGATGAAGTTACAGGGTACTTACAAAGCGAGGGCAAGCATCATGGTGGCAAGAAATGAAATTCACGCCACATCCATATCAACGATATTGTATTGACCGCGTTGTTAAACAACCAAAGATAGGGCTGTTTCTGGATATGGGCTTAGGTAAAACTATCATTACACTATCAGCGATATATCAGTTGAAATACAACCTATTTCAAATACGTAAGGTGTTGATCATAGCGCCTAAGAAGGTGGCCGAGGCTACCTGGCAACGTGAGGCGGCTAAATGGGATGGTGTAGGTATCTTACGTATATCTACTGTGTTGGGTAGTTTAAACAAACGTGTACAAGCCTTAAATACACCGGCGGATGTCTACATCATCAATCGTGAGAACGTATCATGGCTAGTCAATCATTATAAGAATGATTGGCCATTCGATATGGTGGTGGTCGATGAATCAAGTTCCTTTAAATCTTATCGAGCTAAACGATTTAAAGACTTGGCCAATATGTACAATCACATTAAGCGTATGGTGTTACTAACTGGTACACCATCACCTAACGGATTAATCGACTTATGGGCTCAGGTCTACCTACTTGATCGGGGGCAGACATTAGGACGAACATATACATCGTTTAGAGAACATTATTTTGACCCCGACCAACGAGGAAGGGATGTAATATACAGTTACAAGCCAAAGGCAGACTCTAACGATGCTATCATGGCGGCTATATCCGGATTATGTATATCGATGAAAGCTAGTGATTATTTAGAACTACCGCCTATTGTATACAACACCGTACCGGTAGTCCTTGATAGTAAAGCTAAAAAGGCTTATGAGGAAATGGAACGAGATGCCGTATTAGAATTATTCGATGCCGGCGAAGAAATCACAGCCATGAGTGCGGCTGCGTTATCCACTAAGCTGCAGCAACTTGCTAACGGAGCGGTCTATGATGATGAACGTAATGTACACGAAATCCATAACTGTAAAATAGAAGCATTTATGGAACTTATTGAGCAGTTAAATGGTAAGCCGGTACTTGTGTTCTACAACTTCAAGCATGACTGTGAACGATTGAAAGCCGTCCTTGATAAAACAGACTTACGTGTTCGTGAGTTAAAAGGTGCGGAGGCTGAGTTCGATTGGAACGCAGGTAAGATTGATGTACTACTGGCCCATCCGGCGTCAACTGCCTATGGACTTAATCTTCAAGATGGAGGTAACCACGTTATATGGTTCGGACTTAACTGGAGTCTTGAATTATATCAACAGGCCAATAAGCGATTACACCGCCAAGGTCAGAATGAGAAGGTTATTATCCATCACCTAATATCTGAAGGTACACGTGATGAGGATATGATGGAGGCCTTGGATCGTAAAGACCAGGCACAAGAATATGTACTACGGTCGCTGAAAGCGAGAATTGATAAATACACGAAAGGGTAAATGTTATGGCACTAGCTAGAAAATGTATCCGATGCAAGCGTACGTTCTTGGCTAAAAAGGACGAGCGCTATTGTAAACATTGTGCTGAAGCTGAAATATTGGCGATTGTTAAAAAGAGTACGACTGATAACAATCCAGAGCCACGCCTTGCAACCTGTAAGAAGTGTGGCAAACTATTTGAGCAAAACCGTCGAGGTAGACCTTCTGTAAACTGTCCGACATGTAAGGCAGAGAATATCAGCACATCAGAGAAATGGTCAAAAAAAAATACCAAAACCAAAGAACATTCTAAGACTATGGAGGAAACTACAGTGAAAGAAATTACTATTAAACGGGCTGACATCAAAGATTTACCTGTTGTTGCCGATAAACCACAAGTACACGATGCGGTTAATCATCCATCCCACTATACTCGAGGCAAGATTGAAGTTATAGACTTCATTGAGGATCAACAACTACCATATCATCTTGGTAATGTGGTCAAGTATGTTGCACGCGCCGGATACAAAGGCGATAAGCTAGAGGACCTAAAGAAGGCACGATGGTATTTGGACAGGTACATTAATGAGGTGATGAAATGAAACCACTATTTGGCGGATACGTCACATTAGATCGTCATGAATATATTATGATGTGCGATACCTGGGACGAAGCATTAAAGGAGCTACATTGGATAGCTGATAAATGTAAACCATGTGAAGGTATGATTATTGTAATCGGTCGTGCTGTACCATACCCAGGTCACATTAACGTAGATGAAGTGATTGGGTATGATATTAAACGATGTCAAACAGAGGTAGACCAAGGCGAGGAGGTATATTACCTTCACGACAATATGGTTACACCTAGCCAAAAGGCTGAGTTGCAAGACTACTTAACTGATGTCTACCGTGCGTGGATTAATCGATATAACTTAAACGATGCTGCGTATCAGCTAACTAATATCACGATGTATAGATATAGTGAAATCTTAAAAGAATGGCAAGAAGTATAGGAGGCCTATTATGGAAGATAAAACAATGCGACTTATAGTTGAGTCTAATGATAAAGGCGAAACCTGTGACATCATTATTGAAAATGCAAGTCCTACATCGGCAATTTATATGGCCACTAAATTAGTAACTGCTGTAGCTAAACAGTTTTCTAAATCAGAAGAGCATCTACCATTATTGGTTAACGCTATGATGTTAGCCGCTCATGACCAATGTAGGAACGCTACGATTGAACTTAAGTCTGATAAGCAGGATGTATCCCCAGCACATTTATCGTAGGCATGCCTATGAGTAGATCGTCATGTACAGGGAGTGCACATCCTGGAGTTAGAAAGCTACAACGATTACTTAATAGTCGTAGGCGTATGAAGGACATTGAGTCCCATCTGCAACGCCTAGAGGTCGAAGCACAAGATGAAAGGTCTAATACTCCAGAGCAACAGCTTAACTTAAACACTGCGCAGAGTGACCTTAATAATGAATTCCGTACATTATCTAAAGAACGATATGAGCTATGGACATTGATATGTAGGATACCTAATGACATTGAGCGTACGTTCTTAGAGAACAGATACTACTTTGGAATGAGCATGAAAGAGGTCATTGAGGATATGAATTATAGTGAAGCACAAATATATAATATCCAACGGAACGCAGTGAAAAGCTTTTGTCAAGTATTTTCTAAAAATAAATAAAGACAATATGCAATTAGAGGTAACACTTATGATAGTCTACAAGTGTGGAGCAGAGGATACCGGGGAAAGTCCTCTACTACCACACACTGTAGGGTACGTTCATAGTGAATACCTTTCTTGTACAACACCTCCACAGGGCTTTACAGCACAAGAAGTATCATTAGGGACTACGCACAGCTACGTAGTCCCTTTTGCTTACTTCTCCAAAAGTTCGACCATTGACCTTTTGTCTTTTGTTTTGAGAATGAATGATAAAAGGTACTTCCGAGCGATAAAACCAGCGGTGGTCGGCTCCGCGCGATGTTTGTCTCTGTGTAGGAGAATTTTTACAGTTGAAAGTTTATTTCCAAAGGACAGAAAGGAGAGGTCATGGCGACGAGTGAAAAACCACGTGTGAAATTTAATAAAGCGGGTGATTTGCTAGTATCTAGTGCGCAATTATGCGACCTTCTTCGAGTAACTCCTGAGATTATTTCGAGACACCACAAATCGGGCATGCCTAAAGCTGCAACGGGTTGGTGGAACCTACGAGAAGTTCTCGTATATCTTGGCCAAGCTAAGGCAGATAAAACTAAAGACCAATCGGCAGCAACACGAAAGCTTATTGCCGAAGCTGACTATAAAGAGTCTCGCGCAGCACGCGAGAAGAAATTACTCGACGTATTAAACGGTGAGTACGTATCTCGTGCAGATGTGGCCAAAGAATGGTCTGCTCGTATTTTAGAATTAAAGTCCTCGCTCATTAAACTCGGTAAACGAGTAGGTAGTGAGTTCACTGATCCAGAGGAACGAGCGACGGTGGAAAGGGTGGTGAGCGAAGTTGCCGAAGACTACCTCGAAAGTTACTCGCGCAAAGGCGAATACACGCCGGAAGTCAAAACCGGTAAAAGCAGAACCAAAAGTTAATTGGTTCCAAGAAGAGCTCGACGCATTTAAACCACCGGAACGATACACCGTATCAGAATGGGCTGACAATTTCAGGGTATTAACGAATATATCCGCAGAGCCAGGTAGATGGCGAACCAATCGGACTCCATACCTAAAGGAGCCAATGGACAAATTTACAGACCCTCTGATTGAACAGATTGTACTGTGCTTCGGTGCACAGATTGGTAAAACTGAAGCAGAGCTCAATATGATAGGGTATGCGTTAGACCAAACACAATCACCAGTTATGATGGTATACCCAACAGACTCTATTGCTAAATTTGCCAGCGATAAGAGAGTGCAACCGATGATTAAATCGGTTAAATCTATTAGTGATAATTTTGACGAGAATAGTAAATTACTTGAACTGGATTTTAACAACGGCAATTACATGGTACTGGTCGGTGCGAACTCACCTAGTAACCTATCGAGCCGGTCAATCAAGTATCTATTCTTCGACGAAATAGACAAATACCCCGCCTTCTCAGGTAAGGAAGCGGATCCAATTAAACTTGCCAAGGAACGTACTAAAACGTTCGTTGATAAGAAAATAGTAATGGTATCCACGCCTACCGTTGAGTCGGGTAATATTTGGCAGGCGTTCATGAATGCAAATGAGCGCAGGCAGTATTACGTGCCATGTCCACATTGCGGCGTGTCGCAGACCCTCAAGTTTAAGCAGATAAAATGGCCGGAAGAACACAACGATAATGTGGATATGATACGTGATACAGCGTACTACGAATGTGAACATTGCGGCGGACACATCCACGATAAGCACAAAATGGAAATGTTAAGACATGGAAAATGGGTAGCGGTTAATGCATCGCAAAGCAAAGTCCGCTCAATTTCGTATCACTTATCGTCGATATATTCGCCGTGGGTCACGTTCGGAGACGTTGCGTATGAGTTTAAGAATTCCAAAGGTACGCCAGCTTCATTGATGAACTTCATTAATTCATGGCTAGCAGAACCTTGGCGTAGTGCTAAAACTAAAAGCACACAAAATATGCAATTTACGGAATCCACATATCCGTGCGGTATTGTGCCGGATAAGGCAGTATTGCTTATCGCTTCCGTAGACGTACAGCTCGACCACTTCTGGTGGGAAGTAAGGGCCTATGCTCCAGGTGTTAAGTCTTACCTAATTGATTACGGACAGGCAAGCACTTGGGAGGATTTAGAGGAAATCATTATTCATCGAGAGTATCCATCGGAGTTTGGAGAGCCTCGTCAAATAATGAAAGCGGGTATTGACTCCGGCTTTAGAACAGACGAAGTATATCAATTCTGTTCACGATTCCCGGAAGTATGTATACCGCTTAAAGGCTCGTCAAACCATACTACGATGACAGCACCATACACAATGACATCATTGGAGAAGGGCGTTGTCGGTGGACTAAAGCTATACGTATTAAATACCGATTATTGGAAAGACTTTATATTCGCAAGAATGGTAAGGCCGATAAACGAAGATGGCACGATCCATTTGTACAAGGATTGCCCGCAAGAGTACTCAGACCATCTAAGGTCAGAGGAAAAGCAGGAGCACAGAAATGTGAAAACAGGGGCAGTAACAGTTCAATGGAAACCGCTAACAAGTCATCCGGTCAACCATTTGCTTGATACATGTACTTACAACGCAGCAGTAGCAGATATTGCCGGCGTTAAATATTTAATGGAGCCAGAACCTTATGAGGAAACTGAAGAGGTCCAAACATATGAGGACTACAGCGGAGGCATAGGGAATACTGGCCATTGGTTTAGATAAGGGAGGTGAACCATGAGCGATGTAAATGAACAACTTGAACGTGTGCGCCAAGTCATCGAGGATATCGAAACTAAAGGGTATTCCGAGTTACAGATTGGTGGCAAGCGGTTCAAGACAATTGACTTACCTGTACTTTACGCACGAGAACAAACCTTGATGCAACGAGTGCACGAAGAGTCTAATGGCTACCAAGCAGATGCATTCGTAACATGGGGTGGACGATGAACATTATTGATAGAGTAATCAGTTGGGTTAGTCCACAACGTGCGTATGAACGCCAAGCTTACCGAGATGCGTTACGTCAATATGATGCGGCATCTATGGACAGGCTGAATAGTGATTGGCAACCGGCATTTGGTACAGCTGAGCAACTTGCCACCGGTTCACGTGATATTATCCGTGGACGTGCAAGAGCTGCAGAAATGAATAGTGACTTAGCTGAGTCCGCAGTTATTGCAATTTTGCGTAACGTAATCGGACCTGGTATCAAACCACAAGCTAAGGTGCGTCATAAAAGCGGTAAGCTTAACAATCAACTTAATAACAAGATTGAGCGTGCTTGGGCGAAATGGACGGAAGCCAGTAATGCAGATGTGCGCGGGCTATCTAACTTCTATGAGTTGCAAACAATGGCACTACGTAGGATGTTATATGATGGCGAAATTTTAGTAAATAAGACAGCACAAGGCGATTACCTTCCTCTTGCTATCCAATTAATCGAGGCGGAGAACATAGGGGCCATAGACATCAAATATGGCAATAATAACATCATTAGTGGTGTTGAGGTAAACGAATATGGGAAGCCTGTGGCTTACCATGTTAGCCAAGCAGACCCTATGGGTGTAAGAACCTTTGAAGCTATGCGGTTAACCACAGCCCAAGCGTTCCTATTCTTCAAACCGAATCGACCAACACAAATTCGTGGTATGAGTCACTTGGCGTTAGTCTTACGTCGGATCCATGATATCGATGAGTACATGGATGCAGACTTAATCGCCGCACGTGTATCAGCGTGTTTTAGTGCTTTCATCACTTCTCAAAATTCTGCTAGACAAGCTACAATGCTTCCTCGTGATAGTAAAGGCAGACCTAGCATAACAATGGCGCCAGGCATGGTTAGACACCTAAGTCCTGGTGAGTCTATCGAGTTTGCAGACCCTAAGCGTAACGCTGGTACTGCAAGCGAATACTCGGCAACTCAGACTAGACGTATCTCGTCCGGTCTTGGTATGAGCGCTGACATCGTAGCGCGTAATATATCCGGTAACTTCTCGGCCGCACGTCAGAACCTGTTGGAGGACCAAAAGACGTTCCGTCAATTGCAAGAGTTTGTTATCGCACACTTCTGTATGCCGATTTGGAGAGCCTTTATTGACGCCCTCTATTTATCTGGTGAGCTACCTCCAGATTACCTAGCGAACAAAGACAAATACCAAGAGGTATCTTGGCTTGCTCCAGGGTGGTCTTGGATTGACCCAGTAAAAGAGGTTAACGCCAATAGGGAAGCTATTAAATCTGGTCTTACAACCCTAGAGGATGTGTGCGCAGCATCCGGTCGTGATTGGGAGGAAGTCCTTGAACAACGGAAGCTCGAACAGGATAGGGCTCGTGAGCTTGGGGTGTTACTTGATTATTCCAGTGAGTTGCAACCGCTAACGATGGGCGATGATGACACTACACAGGAAGGAGCTGATGGCTAGTAATGAGTGAACATCAAAAGCGTAGTGTTCTTGGCAACTACTGTCGAGAAACTACTATTGACCACGTCGATACCGATAGTCGGACAGTAGAATTATCATTCTCTTCCGAAACGCCATATGGCCGTTGGTTCGGCGATGAAATCCTTTGCCATGACGAAGAGTGCATCAACCTTGAGCGCTTTAATAATGGCTTAGGCACGGTATTGTTTAACCATGATCGTGATGCGGTCGTAGGTCATATCGAGAAGGTATGGCTAGAAGATAACCGCGGTAAAGCGCTAGTACGCTTTGACACAGATGAACAATCCGAAACAATATTCCAAAAGGTACAGTCCGGTACGCTACAAGGTGTAAGTGTAGGCTATGCAATCTACCGATATGAAGTATTGGAAGATGAGGATACTAAATCCACTAACGGTAGATTTAATGGTCCGGCTTATGTAGTAACGGATTGGGAACCTTTAGAAATCAGCATTGTATCTGTTCCGGCTGACGCTACTGTCGGCGTAGGACGTAGTGCTGAAGAAATTCATACAAGTATTGACACACAGGAGGAAACAAAACGTATGGATGAAAAAGCAATTGTAACAACTGAAGAAGTAAAATCTACACCAGTAGAAACTGGTCTCACACAAGAGGACCTTCAAAAAGCTATGGAGCAAGAACGTAAACGTACTTCCGAAATTACTGCATTGTTCCGTGACTTCGATGTAGAAGGTGCTGATGAAGCAATCGTAATGGGCGTATCCGTTGACGAAGCTCGTGCAATGGTAATGGACCAATTACGTGCACGTAATAAAGGCGTATCTGTAACAATGGGCGAAGCTGAAAGCGATAAATTCCGTGCAGCAGCGCAAGACGCTGTATTGATGGCAGCAGGTATCCCTGTAGCAGATGCAGCACCAGGTGCTAATGAGTTGCGTGGCTATTCCATGATTGAGCTGGCTCGTGAGTCCTTACAACGTGAAAACGTGAAAGCTAACTTTGGCGATAACATGGAATTGGCTCGTCAAGCTATTAACTCTACATCCACATTCCCAGCAATCATGTCCAATCTTGCAAACAAATCTGTAATGACAGGCTTCAACGAGGCAGAAACTACATTCCAAATCTGGGCAGGTAAAGGCTCTAATCGTGACTTCAAAGAAGCTGCACGCGTAGCATTGTCCGAAGCAGGTAACCTTGAATTAGTTCCAGAAGGTGGCCAATTCCAACAAGACTTCTTAGGTGAAGCATCTGCTCGTACTAAAGTGGCTACATATGGTAAATTGTTCAGCTTAACTCGTCAAGCGATCATTAATGATGACTTGGGCTTATTCTCCAAAATTGCTACTAAATATGGTTCTGCTGCTAAACGCTTAGTAAACAAAATGGTATACGCTCAATTAACTGGTAACGTTAAAATGCAAGATAATGTAGCGTTGTTTGACGCTAAACATGGTAACGTTGCAACAACTGGTGAAGCGTTATCCGTTAAAGCTATCGCGAAAGCAATTACTGCTATGCGTCGCCAAAAAGGTATTACAGGTGAAGCTACTCTTAACATCACACCTAAATACTTGGTAGTTCCTCCAGAACTTGAAATGGTTGCATACCAAATCGTTAACTCTACTGCAGCAGTAGACGGCGTAAACTCCGGTGTAGTTAACCCTTACAAAGGTCGCTTCGTAGTTGTAGCAGATGCAGAATTAACTGACCCAGATGCATGGTACTTAGTAGCTGACGCAACTCAACATGACACTATTGAAGTAACTTACTTGAATGGCGTTGAAACTCCACGTCTTGAAACTCGTCAAGGCTTCGATGTAGATGGTATCGAATACAAAGTAGCATTTGACTGTGGCGTAAGTGCTCTTGACTTCCGTGGTCTTTATAAAAACGCTGGTAAATAATTAGGGGGATAAACACATATGGCAAAATTCGTATATGAAACAGACCGCATCAATTATGTGGCAACAGCAGATATTAAAGCCGGCGATATCGTAGAAGCAGGTGCACTTCATGGTGTAGCTGTTACCGATATCAAAACTGGCGAAATGGGTGCATTGAAAGTAACAGGCGTATTCAAAGTAGATGCTAATAAAGCTGATACATACGCTGTAGGTGACGCAGTGAACTTCGCTGGTGGTAAAGCTGTGAAAACTGGTGGTAAAGCATTGGGTATCGCAGTAGAACCTAAGACTGCAACGCAAGATACTGTGACAGTAATGCTGAAAAACTAATTATTGTATTTTTAATGAAACGCGGGCCACACGGTCCGCGTTCACTCTACGAGGTATAACATATGCTGACCTATGATGAAAGCGCCTTACTCGATGTATTTGGCGAAAAAATAACATATGAAGGTAAGCAGATTAAGGCTAGCGTAGAAATCGGTGAGTATGACGGTAAAGGTTCTGGATTCGTAACTGGCCTTGCTGATAAAGCCAAGGTATGGGTTAGAACTAAAGACGTGCCTCTACCTAAGACTAAAGATATAATCTACATCCATGGCAAGAAGTGGTACGTAGATCATATCTCCGATAGCGATGCTAAAATGCATTGTCTTGAAATTGTGGCCAACGTTAGGACGGTAAGGCCATGAGTAACTCACCAATTACCATCACTGACACAGCCACACCGTATCTTGAATTTATAGCTCATACTAAACCAGATTGGACTAGGAAAGCTATGAAGTCAGTCGGGTGGATGATGCAGAAGGAAATCAAGGCCGGGATTAAATCCGGCTCACCTGGTGGCCATAAATATGCTAACTTCATGCCACCTACGATGAGGGCACAGTTCGAGGCAGCATTTGGCGCTAAAGTAAGGCGTGCATATCAAGATGGCGGTAAGGCGCATAGGGAAGGTTGGGGACTAAAATCCAGAGCCCAACTTATAGCCGGGGGCGTTAAAGAAACCACAGTCGGATATACACCACTTGGTAAGATGTTCCGAGCTGTTGGTTACCAATACGACGCCAGGTCGCAATCAGTCAAAGTAGGGTGGTTATCATCGTCTGCTAAACGATTAGGCGAACAGATTGAGCGTGGTTACACGAAACAAATCACAGAACCAATGCGTAGGACATTATTTGCCGGTGGCTTTCAACTTGCTAAAGGTAAAACATCATTTAGGATTAAACCTCGTAAAACGTTTGGTCCGATGAGAACAGCCTTACAGCCTAAGTTGGTACCTTACCTAGAGTCTAAAATCGGTGAATATGCGCTAGGCAAAAATACTCAATTTGCGTCGAGCAGGCGAGCATATAAAGTGAGGTAGCAATGCAAACTATTCCACTAGCGGTCATTGCTAACAGATGGGCGGAAGCGGTTAAGGATAATCAGAAGATTACCGACTACTGCATGGAGCACTTCGGAAAGGACTTAACTATTTACATCGGTTATGACGACGCCGGCGCACCTCTTGAGGAGGATTGTCCGTGCGTGATCATCATGATGGATAACAAGTCTGAAGGTTTGGCTAGTTCGTATTCTTACACCCTACAACTCGTATGGGGAATAATAAGAGCTGAGGCAGAACGTGAAGGACGTGTAGTGAAATACACAGGAGCGTTCGAGTGTGACGAACTCGGCCAATTACTCATCGAATGTATCATGGCAGTTAACCCTAACTATCCTGTCATTAACATTGACTACGAAACAGATAATATATCGTGGCGTCCGGTGTATCCGGGTAAAGCCACACTCACTATAGAAATACCGCACGTAATTGGCGGTAATGTTGAATATTAGGAGGATTAAACATGGCAGTTGCTAAACGTGCACAAGGTGCACAATCTTCTCTTACAATGGCCTTTGAAACTGACTTCGGTACTACACCATCTACCGGTGGCGTGATAATGCCTATCATCAGTTCTTCCTTAAAGGCTAGCCAAAACTTGAATGACTCCTCTGTTATTCGAGGTACACGTAATCCAGCGGCACCTAGTCGCGGTAACATCGATACATCCGGTAGCATTGTGCCACCAGTTGATGTATTGGGATTTGGCTATTGGTTAAAGCTAGGCTTTGGCGCTCCAACTACAACAGCGCAAGGCACTGGCAAGAAACACGTATTTAAAATTGGTCCAGATATGCTATCTGCTACCTTTGAACAAGGTTATAAGGATATCAGTACTTACCAACAATTCAGTGGCGTACGTATGAATAAGATGTCCTTAAACTTCGGTGGTGACTCTGAATTAACTGCATCAATCGATGTAATGGGATGTAAGGAAACAATGGCAGCAGTACCGTTCGATACAGCGCCTAAATCCATTGTGTTTACTCCCTTCGAAAACCTTGAAGCCACCATAAAAGAAGGTGGCGTAACTGTAGCTAATGTATTGTCCATGAGCCTTGATATCGACTTTGGCCTAGACGGTGACTCTTATGCTATCGGTGGTAAAGGCTTCCGTACATACATTGATACAGGTATTATTGGCGTATCCGGTACTATTAAAGCGTTCTTCCAAAATATGGACCTATTAAATAAAGCTGTAAATGGCACTGAGTCCAGTCTTGAATTAACACTTACTAAAGGTACTAACTCCTTAACCATCAAGTTACCGGAATTGATTTACGAACGTAACTCTCCTGGTATCGATGGTCCTAAAGGCGTTAATATCGAGCTTCCATTCAAAGCATATTATGGCGATGATGCTGGTCAATCTGCAGTAGTATTTGAATTGGTTAATAGCCAAGTATCTTACTAATCTAACTCATTTAGGAGGTAACTATGAATATTCAAGGTAAAGAATTAAAACCGAGAGCCCTTACATGGACTGAACGTGATGCATTAATCAAAGCTGGTTTAGACTTCGTGTATTGCCCAGTAGATGTTGATGATCAAGTAGCATCTATTGTACGTAGTCGTGACATTATGCGCTTCATCTTAACAGATGTATATAAGCTCACAGATGAGGAACTCAATACAGTAAGTGATAAGGAAGCAATGGACTTCGCCGGTAAAGTCATTACATTAACTTATCAGTTACAAGAAGAAACAGAAAAAAACTAGAAGAGGCGTGGAGGTGGATGTCCTCGGATAAGCCGAAGTACTGCAAGGGATGTAAGGAATTGCAATCCGCTACAAAGCAGTCCTTCGACTGCTCCGAGTGTGACTTTAACCCACCACGCCTATTATTTGGTTCAAAACTGGCTATGAAACTGTATAACCTATCACGCAGTCAAAGGAATTACCACTCAGGCGGACTAGCCGGGTTTGACTATCCGGCTATACGTACAGTGGCCGAGATAAATAACATTAACCTAAATCCGATGTTATTTAGTCTAATGTGGATATTGGAGGGATTAGAAATGGAGGCGATGAATAAGGATGTCGAATAACGTAGTAGATATCATAGTGCAACTGACCGATAAGAATGCTCAAGCCGGTTTAGAGAAAATCGCCGCTACCTCTAAGGGAACAGTTGCAGAGCTTTCAAAGTTAAAGAATGAAATGTTTGCCATTGGTGCGGGTGCCGGTATTGCTGGTCTAGGCTCTAAACTCGCAAAAGAGGCACTAGCTTGGAACTTATCAGTAAAGAAGATGCAATCCTTAACGGGTGCCACTGCTGAGCAAGCAAGTACATTCCTCTCCGTTGCAAACTATATGGGTGTGGCTACTGACGTTAGTACTGTAGCGTTCGCTAAATTTGCGAAGGCTGTATCTAATGCGCAAGATAAAATGCAAGTTGCATCCGCAGAAGGAAAACTAGCTACTGATATGTTTAGTCGGCTAGGTATTAGCATTGATCAGATTGAGGGTAAGAATACCCTTGAAGTATTTAAAGTCATTCAAGACCGATTACGGAACATGAAGGACGGTGCCGAAAAGACACGGATTGAGATGGAGTTATTCGGTAAAACCGGATACCAACTTCATGGAATGCTAAATATGTCAGCAGACGCCATGAAGCAAGTCGAGGACCGTGCAAGGGCAATGGGGTTAGTCATTGATGACGAAGCTGCTAGAAAGTCCGCTTCCTTTAATCGTCAATTGAAAGACATGGAACAGACCGGGAAGCGATTGGCTATAATGATTGGTCAAGAACTTTTACCGGTGGTTATGGAATATGCACAAGGCGCAATCAATCTAACAAAGTCATATAGCAATCTAGCAACAGAGCAAAAGGAAGCTATTTCAGGACTTATTAAATTTGGCTTAGAAGCTGGTATAGCCATCACAGGAATTCAGTCCATTACAAGTGCATTGAAGTTTATGCGATTGGCTACTATAGCAGCCGCCGGTCCGTGGCTTGCATTAGCAACCGCTATCGGCTTAGCCGGTAAAGCGTTACTAGATTATCGCTATAAGGAACAGACCAAAGGCACAGACCTAGGTGTTGATGTTAACGGTCTCAGAGCTCATAAGAACTTAAACGCACCTGGTACGAACTCCGCTTACATGGCTAACCACGATGGGCGGTATTGGGTTGAGGATAGTTCATTCTTTGGACTAATCAAGAACGATCGCTTAGCAACGAAAGAAGAAGGCGCTCAAATAGAAGCTGCTATTAAGGCTAAGGAAGCGGCAGATGCTGCGAAGAAGAAAGCCGAAGAAGAGCAAGCTAAGATGGAGCAAGAGATTGAGAATGCTAAGAACGGTCTTACTAATAACGAAGCTATCAATAAAGCTAATGAAGAAGCTAGTAAGGCAGCTAAGGCCCAAGAGGCTGCAGCTAAGAAGGCAGAACAAGCAGCCGAGAAATTGGCAAGCTCTGTAGAACGCCTTAATGAACTTATTCGTAGTCTTACGCTTCAATCTTTAGAGATTGACGGTAGCCAATATGAAATCGATAAGCTCAACGCTAAGAACCAATACGAAACGAATAATAAAAATATTCGTGAGATTATCCGTTCTGCAGCCGGCTTAGGTAATATTGGTGGTGGTTCTGGTAGTGCATCTGGTGTACTAGATGCCGCTAACGCTCAACTAGGTAAAGCCTACGTATTGGGTGCAGACGGAACTTGGGCTACAGATTGCGGTAAGTTGTTCGCAGATAGCGTAAAAGAAACATTCGGCAAGGATGTACCTCGGTATGTTCCGTCTATTATGGATGCAGCGGCAGAAGCAGGAGCATGGCACCCAGAAGGTGACGGATATGTTCCTAAAGCCGGTGATGGTGTTGTTGTACTTGGTGATAACCATATTGTTATTGCAGATGGTAATGGCGGGTATACAGGAGCTAACTCTAGTACAGGGGTAGTTGCTAAGCAGTCTATCACAGGTGACTTTGGGGCTATTACAGGCTACGTTGATACGTCTAAATTAGTAGGTGTGGCTGGTTCTGCAGATGCTCTTAAAAACGCAAATGCTAAAGCGTTAGCAAGCTCCAATCTAGTAGCAGAAGCTAAGGCTAAGAACGAAGAGGTATATCAAAAGAAACTCGAAGAAGCTGACCGTAATCAAAAGATACGTGTTCGTAAGATGAACGAGGAAATCTCGAAGCTTGACCTTGAACGTACAGGCGATCGCTTGCAATTACTTAAGACAGAAGCTGAGGCTCAAAAGGCTCAAATTGATGATAACGTTCGTGAGTATACAAAAGCAGTAGGCGATAAGACATTAGCCGAAAAGAAAGCTAATGCTGAGAAGCTAAAGATTACTGCTGATACGGAACAGAAAATCAGAGAGTTAGCATATACGCAACTCAACGAGGACTCTGAACATCAATCTAATTTAGTAAGACTTGGACGGATATCTCAAGCAGATGCTGATAAGGTTCTTAACGAACAACTGCAAGCATATATTGCTTATGCACAAAGTGAGTTAAATGAAGCTAAGTTAAGCGCTACTCAACGCTTACAGGTGGAAAAGAACCTCGTTGAAGCACAACAAAAACTATGGGAAGCTGCCGGACGTAATCTACGCACTAGCCTACAGGAAGGTGCTAGACAATACAGTTTACAGGTAGTGAACTATGGCGACCTAGCGAAGTCTACTTTTGATAGTACGATGAGTAGTATTAACTCTTCATTCACTAGCCACTTAGAAGCAATGGCAACTGGTACTGAGTCATTTGGTAAGGGGTTAAAGAATATCTTCAAAGATATTACGAATAGCATTATTAAAATGCTTGTTAACTTATCTTTCCAACAGTACGTACAGCCTAAGCTACAAAGTCTATATGGTGGTGTAGTAAGCGGTATTGGTGCTATAGGTGCCGGTCGTGGCAATGTATCTTCGTTTGCTAGTGGAGGTTCTTTCAGCAAAGCATTTACAGGTAATAGTTTTGGTAAGTTTGCAAGTGGCGGTGTAGCTCCAGCTGGCATGACATTAGTTGGTGAGAATGGTCCAGAGCTCTTACAGTTTAACTCCTCACATCGGATTTATAATGCAAGCCAGACACGTAAGATGGTTGGCGGTGAAGGAGCTAGTAAAGTAACGGTTAACATCATCAATCAATCTGGCCAACAGCTAGATAGCCAACAACAAGAAACTAAGTTCGATGGCGAACAAATGATAGTTGACGTAGTAGTATCTAGTCTTGTGACGAACAAAGGAGGTATGCGTGACGCTGTTAAAGCGGCCGCAGTATAGCGTATGTTAGAATTTCCAAACATAAGATATCCGATATACCCTATCGATGAAACAACACCTGATGTGAGTCGTAAGGCTCAAGTTGAAAACATGACGATGCTAACCCATCGCAAAACTACAAAAGCGTTACGATCGTATTCAGTAAATTATAAGATACCGACTTCGGAATACATCAAGTTAAGGGATTTCTTTGACCAGGTAAATACTGCAGAGATATTCCTTTGGACACATCCGGAGACACGAGCGAAGGTAAGAGTACGGTTTGCGGACCAGCTCCACTTCTCCGCTAGTGATTACGGTATATGGAATGGTTCTATTCAATTACAGGAGGCTTAGATGTTAACGCTATCAACTGCATCTATCATCGAAAAGAATAAGATATCCTCCACTGGAGCATGGGTAATGGCTATTGAACTTCATCATCCGGAAGGGAATATTCTCCTTGTGAATAACACTGAGGACTTAACTTTAGCCGGTAAGAAATACACTGCCTTCCCATTTAAGCTAGAGGATATCAACGAGGACACTAAGCAGATGCCTAACGTTAAACTCTCTGTAGCGAATGTAACCGGTACTATCCAACGGTTGGTAGAAAAGAATAAAGGCCTCACAGATTGTGAGGTCAATATTCGCATATTTAATACTAACTTACCGGACATCATTGAATTAGAAGAAACGTTCATTATTAATGCATCTCAATCTAAAGCAGATTGGGTAGTGTTCACATTAGGTACAGACTTTTCATTCTCTCGTAGGTTCCCGCCTGTTCGAGTGATGAAAGACTACTGTCCTTTCAAATTTAAGTCTGTAGAGTGCGGATACAAAGGGTACGCACAATCATGTAACAAAACTCTAAAACGCTGTCGTGAGTTAAATAACAGCGTTAGATTTGGCGGTGAGCCAACGATACCACAAGGGGGCTTATATGCGTCTAACTCTAAATAACCTAATAGGTACTCCGTGGAAGGAGTTGCCTTGTTGGGAGCTTGTGGTAGAGGTGTACAAGAGAGCCGGTATTCATCTTGAGCCATATGCAACGTATTGGCCAGATATGAACTCTCCTTGGCACGAAGTCAAGGAACCAGAAGTAGGGGACATAATTGTTATGAACCTCTACAGTAATAACGCCGATCATATTGCAGTATATGTAGGCGAAGGTAAAATGATACATTCTACCGAGTATGCGGGGGTATGTATCGTACCAATGGACAGATTAAGGAAACGTATATTAGGAGTGTACAGGCACAAGGAGGCTCAAAATGATTAGATTAGTAATTGCTCGAAACCCATTCGACCTTACCACTAGACAAGAGACTCTTGTGCCTTTTGTTGACGGTAAAAAGCTTAACCAATATTTTACTGAACCAGGTGAGTGGGTGTACTCCATTAATGGTGAGTTAGTAGATGATACAGCATCACCTACAGATGAAGCTTATGTGGTAGTATTACCTAAACTTGAAAAGCAAGCATTCGCTATCTTGTTATCGATTGGTTTATCTATTGCGACTGCCGGTATCGCCTCCGGTGCGATATTCGGTATTACTAGCGTGTTAGGTCGTACGTTAGCAGCAATGGCCATCGGTATGATTGGTAACGCAATCATCTCTAAAATATCTGCACCTAAGACAGACAGCTCTAATACCGAGCAGTCCGCTACTTATGGATGGCAAGGTGCACAGACTGTTATTGGCCAAGGGCATCCTTTGGCCATAACCTATGGCAAGTGTAAAAGTGCAGGTATGCTTATATCACGCCACGTAACGAGCGACGGAAGTAAGCAATATCTCAATCTATTATACTGTGCTGGAGAGGGCCCTATTGACGCTATAACGGACGTTAAATTAAATGGTAACCCTATTGGTAACTATAAGGAAGTTCAACTCGATGTAAGACTTGGTACAAATGACCAAGAGATTATCCCTAACTTCAATGATAACTACGCTGACCAACCTTTGACGTATGAACTTACCAACGATTGGTCTATCCACCAAACGCAAGGTAACTTATCTACCGCGCTAGAGGTTACTATATCACTCCCTAATGGTTTGTATTATTCAAACGACCAGGGCGGACTAAGTGAAACCTCGGTCACTATTGAAGGTGGTTATCGTAAAGTAGGTTCTGCAGAGTGGATACCATTACCGATTAGTAACAATGGTGGCCAAAGTGCCGTGCTTGAAAAGACAGATAATCGCTGGTTTAAACGGAACAGTCATTCCAGAACGTCTATCGACAATAGTCAATATACTGGTGTTATTAAGGATAGCTCGAACAAGGCTATCTATCGTGTGTTCCGGTTCGATGTAAAAGAACCAGGACAGTACGAAGTCCGTATGCGATGTGCACATAAGGATGGTAACTCTAACCGCCATGTGAACAAAGTATACTGGTCACAGTTAACTCAAATTGTCTATGATGATTTCATTCATCCAGGGAAGGTGCTTATCGGTATTAAAGCACTAGCCACTGACCAATTAAATGGTAATGATCCCAACGTAACTTGGATACAAGAGCGTAAAACAGTATGGGTATTTAACACTTACACAGGAGCGTATGAGTCAAAACCGGCTAATAATCCGGCATGGGCTTGTTACGATATCCTACATCATTGCCGTAAGATTGGCGACGAGTATGTAGTTAAAGGTGCCCCTCGTGAACGCTTCGTATATGACGCATTCAAGGCATGGGCTGATAAGTGCGACGAAAAGCACATAACATTTAACTACATTTATGACAATGCTAGCCAGGTATGGGATGCGCTTAAATACGCTGAGAATGTAGGTAGAGGTAAGGTAATACCTTTAGGTACTCGGTTTAGTTGTATTTACGATTATGCTGCTACACCTACTCAGTTATTTACTGTTGGCAATATCAAGATGGACTCATTCATGGAAGAGTTCCAAGCTACATCATCTAGGGCAAATGCTATCGAGGTATCCTTCCTCAATAAAGCTAAAGACTACGAGCGTGACGTACTCCCTGTATTCAGCGAAGAGTATGACGTAACTACATCTCTCACTAGTCCGGCACAAGTCGAGCTCATGGGATGTGTGGATGTAGACCAGGCATACAATTACGCTAAGCACTATCTAAGAGCGAATAAATACGAGGTGCGAACTTGTACCTTTGAAGCTTTTACAGACGCCATAGCGTGCACAATAGGGGATGTAATCCTACTACAACACGATGTGACGGACTGGGGGCAAGGCGGCCGTGTAGAGTCTGCTGTAGGTAATAAAGTAGTCCTTGATAGAGAGGTTACTTTTGAGCAAGGCAAGTCCTACAGGCTTATGGTGCGTAACGCTAAAACGGATGCATTAGAGTCTTACAACGTAACTGGTGTGACTGGTAAAACCGTAACGCTTGCTAGTAATGCGGTTATTCAGACAGACGACTTATACACATATGGCGAGGCGACCAAGGAAGCTAAGCCATTTAGGGTATTATCCATTAGCAAGTCTAACTCTGAAATGACTCGCAAGATATCTTGTATCGAATACTACCCTGAGTTGTACGCAGGTGATGATGGATCAGTACCAATCATCGACTATACAACTAAGTCTGATGTGATTAAGGTTATTAACTTAGTATTACTTGCTGATGTTAAGACCTTAAAGGACGGCACTGTACTATGTGATATCAATGGTACTTGGCAACTACCAAGGGGTAAAGTGGCCAAGAATATTATCGTATATTACAAGCCTGTAACTACGAAGGAATGGCAACAGTTCAAGGTATTAGATGGTAGTGCTACTAGCGTGACTATTCCAAGTGTAGCAACTGACGTCAATTACGACGTTAAGATTGTATGTACAAATAACGCTGGTGCTGAGTATGAAGGTGTAGAGCGTGCGGTATATGTGAGTGGTAAGGAAATACCACCGGCTACACCTAAAGGCTTTAAGGTAACGCAGGACGCAGTCAATAGTAGCGTACTTCATTTATCTTGGGAGCCTAATACAGAGGCTGACCTACATGGATACACTCTATATGACGGCAACGATGTAGTCCTTATTAAACATATAGGCGGTACATCGTACTCGTACTTCATTCCTAATACTGGTAATTACCAATTCAAGCTATCAGCTATTGATACATCTGGTAATGAAAGTGGTAAGGCTGAGGCTCGTATTACTGCAACTGTATCTGCTGAGAGTGTGGCCACACCTAAAGCACCGGCTCGTGGTGAGGTAACAATCGGTAAGACGATCACTGCTGCATGGGACCCAGTAGAGAACACCTACGTCGATTACTACGAGGTACGCCTTGATAGCAATATTGGACAGTCCAATAAACTACTAGCCAAGACTACAGATATCCGGTCTGACATTAAGCTATCTGCTCGCAGAGGTGCGGTATTCGTGTATGCGCACAATCCTGTTAAAGGATATGGTCCTGCGCTTAGACTAGACTATAATGCACCTGTTCCTAGTGCTCCAACTAACGTCAAAGTAAAAGGCAATATTACAGGCGTGAGCGTAGTCTTTGATAGCATACCGGATGCTTGTATAGGCGCTAATATTTACATCGGAACAGAGAAGTATTTCGTTACCACAAACGTAAATATGATACCTCATGACCCAGGTGTATTTGATGTAAAAGTCGCTTATGTTGATGTGTTCGGTGAGGGTGCTTACTCCGATATTATTGGTAGCTCTGTACTGGCTAGTATTGACCCGGCTTTAATTGATAAGGAAGCTCTTGGCATTAAAGCTATGGACGACAAGATTAAGGAGCTTACAAAGACTGCTAATGCTTATTCTACCCAGGTTAATAATTTAACCGCTAATATGGCTACTCAATTCAGTCAATTAGAAAATGGCATTGACCTAAAATTAAAAGCATTGAATGGCGATGAAATAATAAGCCGCATCAATCTAAGCTCTACAGGAACAAGGATAGACGGCAAGTTGCTTCATGTAACTGGGAACGCTCTTTTTGACAATAACATCATTACTAGACAGATGCTCGCTGCTAAAGCCGTGTCTGCAGATAAGATGGACGTCGGAGAGTTAAGCGCGATCAGTGGTAACCTTGGGACTATAACAGGCGGTAAGATTATTGGCGGTGTGCTTCAAAATAAGACAGGCTCGTTTAAGGTCGACGCTAACGGGAACATCGTAGGGGCTAACATTACAGGCTCACGAATTGACGCAAGCTCGATTTTCCAATCTGGCTATAAGATTAAGAATATTGACGTGCAAATCTACAAAGTACGTCACGGTGACTTGTGTCCACTACCAAAAGGGTTTAACGAAACTCAATGTACGTTTGTACCAGTTGGATATGTTCAGACAGAGAGCTATTGTTATGCAAGCAATACCGGTAGGCCTTATATTCCAAAACCTACAGATGATGGGCTAGGTGCAGTCGGTGAACGAATTGAGCCAGATAAATTCAATCAACAAAAGGCTCGCTGGATTGGTAGCTGTGATTTATATTTTCGTACTAATCGCACTAAGAAAGTTAATATCGGCATTAAAGGCAAGCGCCAAGCTATTGCAGAAAGCCGTTATTTGGATATGTCTACATCAGGTAGTGACGGAAGCAAAGAGGCTGGGTTTAAGGATGTTGAAACATATTCCTACGGCGAGCTATATGTATTAGTTATTGCTAGACAATAAGGAGGCTATATGGTCGAACAAGATTTAACACTCCACGCCGGACAAGACTTTAGTATCAGTTATGTTGTACCGCCAGATAGCGATATGACGTTAAGTAACTATAAAGGCGCTTGTAAAATTCGCAAGCGCCCATATGACAATATGATATTAGAGTTGCATTCTGTGGTAGAGTCGAAACAGGTAAGGTTTTTTATTTCTGGCCAAGAGTCAGCGGAGAAGAAAATAAAGGGTGGCGACTATATCTATGACGCATTTCTTTATAATGACGAACACTGGCTAAAGATTGGTCAAGGTACGATTACGATCGTACCGGATATTTCAATGCATGAGTAAGGAGGGAAAACATGGCGGGCACAGATAACACGTTAAATATCAAACTTGATAAAGATACAACTTTGCCATTATTAGAGGGCCTTGGTAAAAGTGCATACGCTATCGCAGTAGCTCATGGCTTCAAAGGTTCCGAACAAGACTGGTTAGATAGCCTACGCGGTCCTAAAGGTGACCCTGGTAAAAATGGCGTTGATGGTGTAAACGGCGAGCGAGGTATTCAAGGGCCCCCAGGACCTCCTGGTAAAGACGGAGTTAACGGAGAAAAAGGGGAACAAGGCCCTCCTGGCCCTCCAGGAAGAGACGGAACTAAAGGTGAGCCAGGAACTCCTGGGCAACCTGGGCCGAAAGGTGAAGCGTTTAAATATTCCGATTTCACTGCCGAACAATTAGCATCGCTTAAAGGTCCTAAAGGCCCTAAAGGCGAGCCATTTAGATATTCCGATTTCACAACCGAACAACTCCAAGCGTTAAAAGGACCTAAGGGTGATAAAGGAGAGCCGTTTAGATACAGCGACTTTACACAGGAGCAACTTAATTTATTAAAAGGCCCTAAGGGAGACCCTGGAAGTGGTGGACAAACCACTTCACAACCAGTCGAAATATATGAAGTGGTTTGGGATAACGCTAAACCTGGAGCAGGTGGTCAAGATAGAGGGTATTTAGCATTTGACCCCTTAACTGGTTGGGGATACTTGCATTTAGATTGCAGATTGACGAACCCTTCCGGCAATGGCAATATGGTCGCATCACTTCCACCAACTGCACCAGTTGCTGTGCGGCTAATTGAAAGAAGCGTTGATGTAAATAACAATAGTATTTATGTTGAACGAAATAGTCGCATAATTAAGGGTTGGGGTGTACCAGCGAACACTCGATATATTATTGATATTATAGGTTTTTGGAGAAAGGAGTAGTATGTGGACGTGGCAGTTTGAGCTAAACGATATACTCACAACGCTCACGATTGTTGGATTAGTATCCGGAGCGTTATACCGGATACTAATACTTCCATTGTTAAACAGAATAGAAGCTCAGCGAATACAGGATAGTATATCCTTCACGAGTAAGTGGGATGCACTCTTTGATACTCTCAATGAGTTAAAAGAGGATATGAAACTCTCACGTGCTGAACGTGTAAAATCGGAGGCTACCTTCATGATGTTAACCACGAAGCTAGAATCCATGGAAAAGCGAATTAATGAGTTAAGGGAGGAACTACATGATCACATCTCGACTCATAAATAGCGCTAAGAAAGTATTTCAATCCGTAAGGGTGGCCAACATCCACCCTACAGGTGTATTAGCGACGAGGGCATTAGTCCTCGTCATGCTAGTACCTATTTTATTGGTGGTCACTCAATATGTTATGTCCTTTATTAGTGGGTACGTGTCAGACGAAGCTAATAAGTTGATTAATGTAGGCATTACTATTATTGACCACATATTCATACCTAGTGTCTTAATGGCCCTTGTAGGGTTCTTGGGGCTTTGGCTGGATAAAGATAATAATGGTATTCCTGATAAGCTAGAAGAACAACCAAAGGTACCGCCTATGATGGAAAGGGGGAGTGCGGATGATAAACGTTAGTTTAAGCGACTTAAACGACTACTGCAGTAGGGCTGTAGGTTACATCGATAAAGTATACCTACACTGGACTGCAGGACGATATAATCAACAATTTGACGATTACCACATCAATATTGATGGTAGCGGTAATATTTACATTGACGGCGAACTAACAGACCATAAAAGTCACACTTGGATGCGTAATGGCAGGGCTGTAGGTATATCCTTAGATTGCGCCTATGGTGCTCAATGGGTAAATGATTTAGGTAATTATCCACCGACTGCTGCGCAAATTGAAACGCTAGCGCAAGTGGTTGCCGTATTATGCGTAGACCTAGGACTACCTGCTAGCATTAGCAACGTGTTAACCCATGCTGAGGCAGCGGATAACATGGACGGGTTTTACGCACATGATCCATATGGGCCAACAACTACATGTGAACGTTGGGACTTATGGGTAGTTACCCAAGGTGATGAACCTGGTAGTGGTGGCGATGTAATACGAATGAAAGCTAAATATTACGCTCAGCAATGGGGAAGCAATATATAGGGGGTATCTATGTATGAAAAGTTTAAAGTTATATTTTCTGCCAATCGGCGCTATTGTATTGCTTTTATGGTGCTTGTTGTTTGCATCATCTGTATATGGCTCTACGCCAACAGAACCAGTAACATTGACACCACAGGAATACGCAACGCTGAAAACGAACTTCGACACGCTAGAGAGTACAATCAACAATCAATTGACTACAATCAACGAATTAGAAATGCAGTTGAAAGTAGCCAAACTCTCAACGAGCGAACAGAAACAAGAATTAATAGAAGCGTTGAACTTAATCAACGAACAGAAAGCGCAATTGACACAAGCACGGAACTTACTACAAAAGCAAGAGCAGATGCTGAACGAGCAAAAGCTATCATTAACGAAAGCAGAAATATACTTAGAGCAGCAGAAGAACGAAATCAAAAAAGCGAAGATGCAACAACGAAATAGTAAATTGCTTAATATCTTATTGGGCGGTACTGTAATATATTTAGTCGCTAAAGATTGA